ATATAATCCGCAAATCGAAATAGTGTCGCCTGCAGAAACGAAACAATATTTTAACATTTTTATTCTCAAAAACGAAATGGTCTAAAGACGGTGCGCGCACGTACAATATTAATCCCCCTATCATGTTCGTAAAGTTACACAAATGATAGGGTATTTAAATAGCTTTTAAATACCATATTATTACCCTTTAAATGTTGTATAATACATCATATCTATATAGCCGGCATGGTGATTCAAAAGGGCTTCAATTTCTATTTTATTGCAACGTCCGAAGGGATTAGGCAAACCTCCATTATGGGCTAACCATTCACATAGTTCTACAACAGAAGACCTGTTAGAAGTAAAGAACACAAAAGGGTGCTTTAGTAGCACAAGTACCACGTCCAAATAGTCGCCCAAACGCCAATTCATATTATAACTGTCTACCTCCGTATTCAAGTAAGGTGGGTCTACAAGAAACACAACGTTAGGTATTTCTTTATAACGGTCGAATAGACTTTTGTAGTCCTCCGATACGATGGTTAAGCCGGATAAATAATCCTCACATAAGGAATAATCAGACCTGCGCACCCTATTGTACATGCTTTCCTTTTTAAAACCGTTGAGAGTTGTTACATATTCCGCGGAGAACATTAAAGACGATGATAGTGTTATGTAGTCTACATAGCCATAGCGCGCATTGTGCTCTTCAATACGTCTTATCACCGCCGCCTTTACATCGCCGGGCATTAATTTAGCACGCGGTACATCTTTCACAACTTCGCGAAGTTGCCCTAATAGCTCATTTGTTTGCTCTATATGCACCAAACGCTGCCGATAATTGTCGAAATCATTGTACACGACGGTGGCATTTGGCTTTTGACGCTTGGTTATATGCGACAGTAAGCCACTACCCCCGAACAAATCGACAAATACAGCATCATCAGGATATTGCCGCAATATTTTTGTATATTCCTTTGCAAATCTGCGCTTTTGTCCTTGAAAAGGCAATGGTGCGGAATTGTATTCTTTTCTTTTCATAACATTTTATTTTTTCTTTATTATCGTATTTTCTTTGTATCTTTGCAAAACATCTCACCCACACATAAAACAAAAAGCTCAAAGCGCGAACGAGGACATAGCCCCCGAGTCGTGCGCTTTGAGCGTTTTATTAATATGTCGGTGAGATGATTTATTAATCGGCTGGGGGCTTTTTTTATTCCCCCATAAGGTTTTACTCTAAAACCAATTCGCCTCTTTCAATGGCGAAATAGATATCACGTACCCCTTTGTATGCGGCAGATTGCTCTTCTATGTCTGGGATAGAATTCCAATGCCCATCTGTGAATGTCGAGCCGTTGTGTCCATAATCTGCGGCGCAACTTTCATCGGCAACGTCATCATGGGTACATTTGGCTACATGGTCGTGAAAAAGCAACACTTTAGCATTTTTGGGGTCGCTAATATCTGCCTTGTAGGTAACTACGTGAACAAAGCCATTTATAATGACAATACCATTCACGTCTGCTTCAACTCTTTTTTGCATTACTTTTAGTTTCATAATTCATTTATTTTAATATTACACTAACATTTCTCCTTTTATCCAATCAACATTATAATAGCTTTCTTTCCCTGTACGAGGATTAACCGACAATTTTACTTCAAGGGCGGCAAAGTTATTAGGGTAAACAGAGATGGTCGTACCACTTCCCCAAATATTTATATAGCTGGTGGTTTGGTTGTATATAGCTATGGTTTCGCCTATTAACGTTCGAGCTATTTCAAAATCAGCATCGCCCGCAACACCGGGCAATGTTATAAATATAGTACGGTTGAACGAGCCTTTAAATAAAGTAATAGCGGAGACTTTTCCAGCAACAAATACGTAACCAATATCGGGATCTACTTTCGCATGTTTAGTGATGTTTTGAGGTGTTATTACAAGCATTTTCTTTCTGAAAGAGCCAACGCCTGACATATATCCATTGACTGGGTCAAGAATTATGTCTGGATTGAAATTTGTGTTGCCGTAATCCGTACTTGGACTTCCATTTATATCTCCGCATTGGGAGAATAGTTTCCCCTTATCAAACACCCAACCGCCTAATAAGGCTTTTCCTTTGCTCACGACGAAAGGTTTTTCACCATTATGCTTGATTTCAAAATTGGCAGCTTCGACAGATACCGTGCCATTGGTCAGGTCGATGCCAGTACGCTCAACGCTGTCCACGATGTCAGGGTCCTTCCATGCTGTTGCTTTTGTTCCTTCTTCCAGTTGTATTTCAGACAAATAAGCTTCGCCATCTCTTGTGTAACCTATAAATATCTGTACATAGTTGTATCCATCTTCCATATCGAAAGAATAGGAATATAGTTTCCAAATGCCATAGGAAGAAGGAATGTTAGGATAGCTCGTCTTCGGAGCAGTCATATCCTTAGAGCGACTTCGCTTGATTTCAATATATGGCTGTTCGTTTCCGTATATACGAGTGAACATTGACAGTGTGTAGGTACGACCGCCCAATGCCTTTATAACAGGAAACTTGCAACCGTTCCATTCGTTCTGTGGCGCACCGTGGCGCACAATGGCAAGATAAGGATTGTCAAGGTGTGCTACACTCGCATAGTTTCCTATTGTTACGTATTGAGCTCTTTGTAGTAACAATAAGTTCAAAGGACGCAGGCTCGCGCCCTTGAGCATGTTCACGCCGCTGAAGGTCTGCTTGCTGACCGACAGACGAATATTCTCGGCATCTTGCTCAATGGCAGACATACGTCTTTCAAACCCTTGTTTGTCTGCTTTGTTTTGTGAGATGATGCTTTGAAATTGCTGCTCATTGGCAAGGAACTTGGCTTCATTCCACTTCTGAGCACTCACCATAAATTCAGCAATGGCAGTGCGTGTCTGCCCCTTGTAGGTGGCGGTAACCTCCACCTTTCCGCTCCATTGGTTAGGACTAATACCGTCGAAGTATAGTGTATTGTCGCCTACTATTCTTGCGTAGCAATTGTATGGAGTAATATCTATACTGCTGGGCACAACTTCCGTTTGTCCGAGAAACATTCGGATTTTACCCTTATTTTGCGCCAAATTTTCGATGACACCTTTGTTATTGGTTTGAAATACAAAGGTGTTTGGCGTAACTACGAGGGTGAGAGCATCTTCCCCTTTATTGCCAGGTTCTCCGGGCTTCCCATCTTTTGGTGCTCGGCGAACAGTAAATGTGCGTTGTGCTATTATTTCTGCCATTATTACTACTACTTTTATTTATTAAAGAGGGGGTAAGGGCGTTAGAATTACGCCCTTACATTTTTAATACAACTCCACGCAAAATGCTTGGCTTGCGCTTAGCAAATCCGAGTAAGCAATTTCGAGCGAGTAGCGGGCATTCGGTGCGTCTTTCGTGCACGCTTTGTAGCCGCTTGTGCCCCACGTCGTATCAATGGCGTTGTTAGCGGCAAAACGCCACACGCGCATATTATGCGCCCCCAGTATCACTGCATCAGTAATATAGGAAGCACCCTGACGTATCTTAAACCAGTGCAGCAAGCTGCCCCCTTCGGCAACGTTATCGCCATTGGGTTGGAAAACGTCGATTTCGTAGGGGTCTGAACCATCATAAAGCGTGCCGATGGCAAACACTTCCTTATTTGCCGTTGCGCTTGCGGTGTCGGTATCTTTTATCACGCACTTGAAGATGCCGACATTCACAACAGCGGAGGCTGGTACTGTTATTTCGTTGGTATTTATTCCGCTGATGCCGTTAGCATTGGCGGTTTCGAGTTTTACCCACACGCCGTTGCGTAGCTGATACCACATGTAAGATACGTTAGATGTGTCGATGTCTCCGCCACGCATCAAATCACAGTGTATTTTCAGCGACTTCCCAGCATTGTCGAAAGTATCGCCGTCCGGCATATAGAGGCTGGCAAGAATATTTGCCCCGGCATTCTCCATCTTTGTTACTTCCACCGACGCAACCACTTGTGCAGCTGCCTTTGACACGGGGTCGGTGTAGGTAGCCTCGCAAGTTATCTTCAATCCTGTGCAGTCGGTTAGGTTGGCTGCTAATTTCTTAGCAAGCCCGGTGCCTGCCGTCAATGCCTGTGTAGCTGCCGAGCCATCTTGCTTGAGCACACGCCAATTCAAATTGCTAAGGTGCGCTGTCTGGTCTCCGTCCTTCCCGCTTACCAACAGCATTGGTGTCAAGGTAAGTGCCGATGCTGCATAGTCAGGCGCAAATGTTTTGCTATCACGTGAAAAAATCTGTGTCAGTGCCTTGTCCGTCTTGAGGACGAAGGTAAGGGTTTTTCCATTCACCAACTTTTTTACTGTAAATGTTTTTTGTGCTAATATATCTGCCATTGTTTTTATATTTAAAAAGTTACACTTGTTAATATTTTATTTCCGGACGAATTAAGGAATTTACACACAAAAGAAGTGTCGCCCATTAAGTCGTCATACGTTACGTTTATTTTATAGCCATCGTTGCTGTGCCTGTCTTTCCACGCAGCATCGCCAGCTTCATATTCGCTCGTTCGCTCCCATACAAAGCGCGTAGAAGGCAGCTTGCTTGTTATCTCCACGTCGTTTTCCCATACGTGAACTTCAAAGGTGGCTTTCCACGCCGTCTGCCCTTCCGTATATGCTGCGCTGCCTGCCGATGCGTAGCCCTCGACACGTAGCCCCGTGCCGCCGTCTTTACCCTTAGCAGCATACTGCTTCCAATTCTTGGATTGCCCCATTGGTTCGTCGGTGTTATTATCGACGAGTGAAAGCCATGTGCCTCCTGTATAATACCACGCTTCATATTTGGCTGCCACCGTGCCCAGTACCCAGTCGCCACGATACAGCACGTTGGGAATGCGCTCTCCGTCGGAGCTTATCCACTCGAAATGTCGGCTATTCATATAGATTTTGTCGCTGGACAAATGAAATATTGCGTTACCTTTATTCAGCGAAAAGTCGTGAATGTTGCGATACACTTCGATTGTTCCGCCCTCCTCTTTTGAGGTGGTAATCATTGTAACATTCATGCGGTGGCGGTGCAGCGTCGGCTCTACACCGTGGGCAATATCCCACAGCGTGTTGTGCCCACACAGCACGACATTGTCGCCAGCCTTCGGCTCGTCGTTTCGGACGTTCTTGTCGCAGTAGGCATCATCGGCGGTGATAACGATATACGCTTCTTCGTTTGCCGTCTTTTGTCCAACCTCCGACACACATCGCCAGTAATATCTGTTGCTCACGTTCTCGTAAACCCCAGTCCTAATGTTGAACGTCTGGCAAAGTGCCTGGTCGCCAGGCTCCCAATCGTTAGTTATAGCCTTGTCGCCATCGTCCGTGTGTAGGTAGCATTTCCAGCCACCACTAACAGCCACCACCTTTTCTATAATGGCATTTGCACCTGAAAGCACGATATTGCCGCCAATATGCTTATACTCGTCAATTTGTAGCGAACGGAATATAGCCTTGCCAATCACCTCTAAGTAGTCAATTTGCCCATGCGCTCGCCCCTTTTCATCAAGCCACACGCCAAAGCCGTTGATGGTACGTTCAAATCCCAATGTTTGAATGGCTTTCAATATGGCGTTACCCGTTCCGTCGATGGCTGCGCCATTCTTGAATGCAATACCTTTTAAGAAGGTGATAATTTCCTGCGCCGTATCGGGTGTATTCTTGTTGAGAAATTCCTTTAGTGCCCGCTTGGCAGAAAATACATTGTGTTCGCCAGGTAGCGTATCGTCGCCACTGCCTATAATATCAGGAATATCATTTGCAACCTCGCCTATATAGTGCCTTACGTCGTTGATGCTGCCTTCCATTGCCGCTATCTTGCCTTTTGCCACAGCATCGCTTATTTCGATGCTTACAAGCGACGGCAGGTCTACCTGCCGTGAAAGGCGGGTAATACGGCTCATACGATAGCCAACGGGGGCAAAATATTCTGCACTTTCAAGCCGTATGCGTCTGCCAAGAAAAAGGTCGGCGCGCTGCTGCTCCACCCACACATGGTCGGTGTCAGCTTTATATACCGAGTTGTCTACGAAATTTTCTTCATTGAATTTCTTTACCGCCTCTAAAAATTCTTTCTCCGCCAACGGATAGTATTCGTCAGGCATACGCAAGTGCGACAATATGTATTTGTCGCCCACCTTCGGCACAAGCACGCCACCCGGCACTTGCATGGTGTCGTTAGGGAAGATGGTGATAATTTCAAATTCTTTTGCTTTATCATCATAGTTTACCTCAAAATAGTGCTCCTCGCTTGTACCCTGCCCAGCAAGTTCGCTACCCTCCTGAAAGGCAACACGCATCACGTAGCCGCCTATTTTGTATTGGTTGGGGTTGAAGTTAAGTTCCTTATCTTTGAAGTAATATATGGTGAAGGGCTTATTGTCTTTCCCCGTGCGCTCCTGTGAACGCACAGCCGACACCGTACCGATGCGGCGTGGGTAAATATCGGCAAAGGCAGCTTCTTCGAAGTGATGTACCACGCCGTATTTGTCTACGTCTTTATCTACGTACTTCTGTCCACCCGGCAATTGCAGACGGGTATGCCCGTATTTGTCTCGGTCAATGTTCTTTGTGCTGCCCAATGGGAAGAGGCGCGAATAGAACTTTACGTTGTCGGCTTTTTCGCGCGACAAGGAAACAAGCCCTTTTCGGTAGCCAAGTGTCAGTGCTTCGCCATACTGTGCTTTTGATATGTTGAGTGTCGTGCCATTCTCAAACCAAAATTCCGTTTTCGCCGCCTTGGCGAGCATATCTAAAGCATCGTTACAATACGTGCCTTTGTAGTCGATGACGAGATTTTCCGTTTTCTTTACTTCCCCCAGCTTAAAAAGCTGCTTGCCGATGGCGTTGTTTATCGACGTTAGTATTATTTTTGCGTGCTCCGCAGCAGGGGCGGTAAGCGTAAAGATAGGGGTATTTTCGCCGTCGGTGTAGTTGATAACCAAAAAGCGTTTAACAAGACTTTCTATACCATACAGCGTCAGGTTGTACTCCCATTCCCGTGTACTTTTCATACGGGGCTTGAAACGTTCCATCAACCAATAGCGTTCGCCACAGAAGTCCACATAGTCGTTTACGTCCAGTTGCACGTATTCGTACAGCGTGAACGTCAGCGACAGGGTATTGTCGCCTTGCAGCTGCTTATCTTGCCTACCATTTGCCCCGTCGGCTATGCAGCGTACCGTATCTTCCTTTGTGAAAATTTCTATCATCGTTTGAACGCTATTTAAATATCGTTTAAATACTCTTTAAAAGCTGGGCTTCGGCTCGCGGAAGGTGGCATGTAGTGCTCCGCAGTGCGCTTCTTCCACCCAAAGGTTGGTAAGGGCATCAAAGGGCGTAAACTCCGTTAAGAAGGTGCGCATCTCAAGCCCCAATGTCGGGAACGTCCATACAAGCCACCCGTCATTGCCTGTCTTCAATGCCTGAATGAAGCGGCGGTAACGCTGTAGGAATTGCGCCTTGCTGTCCGCCATAATGGCGAAGTGCAGCTTTATATCGCGGGCTTCGCTTTTCGGCAGAAGTCGGTCGGAATACTTCTCGCCGTCCTCTTCGCGGAAAGCCACTGCCACGTGCGCCTTCATCTTGGCGGGTGTCAGCAGGGCTTCAAGGTTCTTCTGCTCGCCCGCCTTTTCTTCGCGCAGGAATACGTGGTACTCCGTCCAAATATCCTTTCCATTTAGCAATACTTGATTTTCGAGTATATCCATTTTACTTTACTTTAATACCATCACGTGCCAACACCTTTATATCGTCGGCAATATCTTCCAGTCGCTCACAATGCTTTGTGTAACGCTCTATCCTTTCCAAGTGGCGTGTAGATGCCTGCATCTGCTTTACGGCATCTTCGAGCTTTATGTCCATTGATGCAAGATGTATCTGTGCCGATGTCATCAACCCCTCCAGCTTCGTGCCCTGTGCCTGTGTCATTGTCTCAAGGCTTCCGGCACGCCCTTGCTGTGCTGCACCACCAAAGATGTCGATACCATACTCCTTTGCCTTCTTTTTAAAGTACTCCAGCAGCGATGCAGCCTTGCCGCTGTCTGCAGACACGTCGGCGGTGAGTCTGTCCAATATGCGGGCGTAAGCGGCGAAACGTTCTTCTTCCGAAAGGTGCTCGTCAGTGGCGTATTTCTCCATGTCCTTTTGTGCTTTCAGGAAGTACTTTTGCAACACGGCAGAATACACCATATCAGCACCTAACTTTTCGAGCATACGCCCGACGCTCTCTACCATCGCCTTGCCTGCGTCTGTACCGCTTCTGAAAGCGTCTACAAGCGCATTGGTAATTGTATTGCCCAGTTCGCCGAAGATGTCCGTAAGGTAGTTGCGTATTTCCTTGAACGCTTCTTCCTGCTGCTTGGCAAGGTCGATAAGGTGCTGCAGGGCTTCCTTGCTTGCATCGCTCATCTTTCGCGTCTTCAAGATGCTTTCGGCGAGTGATATGTTGAACTTACCGTTAGCATCGAGCAGCTTCGGGTATTCGGACAGCAGGCTGCTGTAAGTGTCCTTGCCTTTGCCCCAGCCAAACAGACCTGTCTTCTTGTGTCCTGTTACCACCTTTATATCGTTGGCTTTCTTCCACGCCTTTTCAAACTCTTCGGCTGCCTGTTTCATTACATGTATGGCATTCGTTGCCTTGCCGTAGCGGTCAGTGCCGAAAGCCGTCGTACCCCGTTCGTACAGTAAGGCTTCCTGCATCAGCAGCAAGTTGTACGCCTGCTGCTGGGCGATACGCTCCTTCATGATGGCATCGAGGGCTGCCCTGTGGCGTGCGCTGGCAGAAAAAGCCTTGCCTATAATACCAATAGCTTCGCTTACAGCTGCCATGACACCGCCCACTACACCACCATTGGCAAAGCCTTTGGCAATGTTGGAAACGCCATTCATAACATCTTCCACCGTACCCATGGCTTCTGCCATGCTGTCGTTACCCATCTCCTCAAACATCTTTGACAGTCCACCGGCTATCTTTCCCACTTCGCCGGCAACTTCTGCCGATGCCTCGGCAAGGCGCTTTATCTTCTTCTCTTTGTCGCTTTTGTCGCCCTTGTTCTTGTCGTCCAACAAGTCTTTTATAGCTGCTGCCAACGCCTTGAAAGGGTTCTTTTTCAGGCTTTCTTGTTTTAGCTTCTGCCATTGCTCCATAAAAGCCTTCAGGGCTTCGGGCGACTGCTGAAGCCGCTTCAGCTGTTCGGGCGTTATGCCCATTTGCGCAATGTCATTCTGTGTGATGGTACGCTTGGTATTGCCTTTCTTATCCTTGATGACGGCTGCTCCATCGGCGGTAAGCTCACCTTTCGCCATTGCGTCCATGTATGCCTTCAGGTCGGCGAGCTTGGCAATCACCCGGTTTATCTGCTTAATACTTTTTTCTGCCGGGTCTTCGAACATCTCGACGAAGATGCTTGCGCTGCTCTTCATCTCGTCCAGCTCTTTATTGTCAATTTCTTTCAGAGCCTGCGTTTTGTCCTTTTCAAGCTGCACCAAGGCGGCATCTATGATATTGGCGTTATCCTTGTTTCGTCGTGCCAACAGCGTTGCCAGCTCCTTCGTGTAGTTCGTCTCAACAGCCATTCGCTGGGCATTGTAGTCCTGATGCTTTGACAGTAAGGCGTCCAAGGCTTCTTCTTCCTTCTTCTTCTCTTCCTTTACCTTATCGTCATATTCTTTCTTTTCCTTTTCGGCAATGGCGGCGTATTTGTTGTTGTACATCTGTGCAGCCTGTATGCGCTGCTTGGCAGCATCGGCACTTATTTGCGCCTCCTTTTCGGCACTGACAGCCACACCGCCTTTGCGCAGCTTCTTCACCAGTTCCTTGCGCTTGGTCTCTTCCTCAAATATGCGCTGCTTCTCCTCTTCGTATTGCAGCAAGGCTTCGGCACGCTCCTTATCGTAGCCCTCTTTCATAAGTGCCACGCGTGTTTCCGCTATCTTTTTTTGCGCTGCTTTTTCAAGTTCGGCAAGTTCTTCTGCCTCGCCCGACAAGTCTTCTTTTTTATCTTTCTTTATTTTCTCCTTTTTTGTCTTTACCTTCGGCTCTTCATAGCCCTTGTTTTCCACCTTATTGAGGGCAGGCATATTTTCAAGGGCTTTTTGTGCGTAGGCTTCTGTTTGCTTTTGGTTTTCAGCAAGCTGTTTTGTCAGCTCCTTGTTGTCTTCCAGTCGCTTGTTCACCTCTTTCCTAAGTTTGTCGTTCGCCGTCCGACCTGCACCCATACCGATGCGGGTAGCTCCCCCGCCAATGGTCATGCCACCTATCATTTCAGTGGTGTAATCCTTGCTGCCTTTCTTTTTGTAATCTTCGTCTGCTTTTTTAAGGTGCTTTTTGTTCTCGTTTATATATTTGTCATTTTTATTTTTTTTATCTTCCAGGTCTATGCGTTCCTTGGAAAGTTTCTCCACTCGCTCCTGATAGGCACGTGCCATGGCAGCCTTCATAATGTCAGCTGCCAACTGTCGATAAGCCGTTGCCGCACGTCCTGCAAGAATAGCTTCCGTTTTCATATTGCCAAAATAAGCAGGATACGCTGCTTGCAAGTTCTTCACTGCAGCCTTTCTGTCCCTCAGACTCTTTGTGTTGTCCTGTGTGGCTTTATAAAGTATATCGAGCTTTGCTTTTTGTACAGCCGCCGAGCGGGCAACCTCCCGCATTTCTTCTGCCGCTTTCTCCTGTGCAGCGGCACTCTCTTTCGCCGCTTCACTGTTCTTGTACCACATGGTGATAACGGCACCAATGGCTACCGACAAGCCCAGTGTCAGCGTTGCCATCAACGCACTGGCAGCAGCGGAAGAAATGCCAAGTGCCGTTGCAAGGCGGGCATTGGCAGCCGTCCACATGTCAGTAACCTTCGACACAAATTTTATTCGGAACGCCGAATCCTTGTTCAGGGCATTGAATACCTGCTGAACGCCCATCGTTATAGCCATCACGCTTTGCAGGCGTGTCTGAACGCGTGCCAGTTCTTCATTTTCGCCAACGAATAACGACATTATGCCAGTACCGGCAGTTACTGCACCGCTGAGACCGTTCAACCCCGATGCCATAGCCTCCCAGTTGGCATCATCGGAAGCAAGTGCCTTTGTCTGTGCCCGGACGTCGCCTAAGGTGTCGCAAAGCTCGGCAGCCCGCTTTGCCATTCGCTGGTACTGTTCCGTATGCTGTTCACCGGAAAGGCGCATGCGTGCCATCTCCTGAATAAGGCTGCGGTACTCTTTCGTTAGCTTGCTTACCGAGGCAGAAGCCTTCTTGTGCTCCGCCTCCAAATTAGCCAGCGCACCTTTTTCTTCTTCCAATACGACCTTGCAGGCACGTATATCCAGCATTATTTCGTTTTGCGCCTTACCCGGTGCCACCTTTTCGTATTGCTTTTGCAGGCTTTTAAGGTCGCCCTCCACCTGCTTGACAACCTCTTTCTGCGCTGCTATCTTTTCAGAAATAGAAGCAGCAGCCTGCTCTGCCGCAGTAGTGAGCTTGCCAGTTTCCTTAGTAGCCTCCTTCGTCTTGTCGATAAGGTCGCCACCGAATAAGTACTCAATTTCGATACCGTTATTCATCGTTCAGTCTGCTTTGGAAGAAGCCCAATACTGTTTTAGGCTGTCCCGTTGTTTTGTTCTCTTTTGTATTATTGTCTTTTGATAGGGTGGCTGCTTGGTCAGCGTCTATGTAACGCGGTGCGTCGGCAAGCATCATCAGCAGTGTTTGGTAGTTCACACCCCACATGATATAGTCTACTGTCCAGCCTGTTGCTTCGGCAATCTGCCACACGAATCCAAAGGGGCTATGGGAGCTTTCAAAGTAGCCCTTTAACTCCCCTTCCTTTTTTGGCTCAACCTTGGTCGGAGCGGGTTGCTCCATTCTAAGGATTTGATAATATTCGTAAAATGCTGTGTGCCTATTAGCGGAATGAAGTGTAGGTTTGCAAGTAGCAAGAAGGTGTCATCTACAAGCCATAATAGCAGCCAAGCCAACAGCGGGGCAAAGATGCCTGACAGCTTTCCGCGGCAGATTGTGAGTGCCACCATTTGGGCTACTGTCTTGCCGTGTTGGGCAATGAATTGCAGCTGCTCATCTTTCGTGAAGGCTTCCATCTCTTCATAGCTGACACCCATGCCAAGGAATTTCCGCGCTATGCGTATTTGGTTGCCAAAGCAAGGGCGGCGCATCGTAAGGCGCAAGCTGATGGGCTTCTTCCTAAAAGGTATTTTCCACTGAAAAAGTGGAATGGAAACGCCGATGTCCAAAAGGGCTTCCGACGCTTCCACCTCTACTTTGTTCGTTTTCATCAGCCTTGCTGTGTGAGGTTCACATCTACCTTCTTGCTTGGGTCAGCCTTCAGCTGGAAGGTTATCTTGCCCGTGCGCTGCGCACCCGTGTTGTTGGCTGCGGTAATGAGCACGCGTCCACCCTTTGCCTCGGCTGTGAAGCCTGCAGGTGCAGCACTCATAGAGAATGCGCCACTGGCGGAAATGTCCACCACCTTTGTCTCACCCGCCTTCTTGAAGGTAATCTCTGTTGGATTCGCCTCAATAAAGGGCTTGGTCTCAACGATTTTGAACGGAGCACTGTCGTCGCCCGATGTCAGCACCTCAAGCTCGCATTCGATGTGCAGCGGGTCGTCGCCACCGAGCTTGCCACGCACCATACCCTCAAGCGATGCCTTGGCAATTTCGACAGTCTGCCCGGTACCGGAAATAATCTTCACAGCACCTTCCAATACTACACTTTCCGATGGGGCTTCCCAACCGTCTTCCGTTACCGTGCCGCCCATCACTGCTACGCAGTTATCCGGAAGCAACTCGATAAGGTTGAATTTCAATACGTTTGATGCCGCCTTCTTGCGTATCTTCTTCACCGGGCTGTTACGCACCTGTGCTGCATACAATTTAATGTATTCGGCAGCGTCGCCGCCCCAATCTATACCATCTTCAGCGATGTTGCCGATTTTCTTGCCATCAAAGAAGATGGCATCAAGCAGCATAATATAGCCGTCGTTTGTTTCTTTCATTTTATCAATTTTTTATTGTACCAACTAAATAATTTAATACCTGCGAGCACCAATGCGCCCAACAATACCAACATGCCGACAACTTGCAGCAACTTTTGACAGGTGGGAGGTGGCTTGACAATTTTGGTTTTCGAGACCTTTCCGACGCTTCGCATCGCCTTATTTTCTTGCGTAGTGCTTGCGTGCCGTGCTAATATCGTTGTCTGCCTTACCTCCCTATCGATGGGCAGGGTTGAGCCCCTGATATATACGTTACCATCTTTATGGTAGGCTTCTATTGTCAAGCGTCCGCTTTGCCGTCGGAAGACGGCACTATCGGGCAGGTTCAGCAAGCTCTGCATCGGCAGTGTCAGCATCGCCGTGTCCGCCGCTATCTTCTGCATCTCCGTCGTGGTTAGCATCTGTAGCGAGCTGCTTTGTAGGAAGCTGCTTTCTTGACGGAGGGAGTCGTTTTGAACTTCGCTTTGCACCAGCGTTTGCTTCGACCTGCAACTCATGGCTGATAGGGCAAGTACCGCGGTGAGGGCAATACTGAATAGCCTCAATAGCCCGCGAAAGGCGGTCGAGCGACCGCTTGATGCGCGCGCTTTCGGCGCGTGCCTTGTCAAGCTCTTCTTGTAATGAATTGATTGTTTTTTCATTCTTTTTTTGATTTTCTACTAATAATGCTGAAATATCCTCGTACATCGTTTTATAAGTGTCGTGCACGGCTTTCGCCGCCTTTGCCGACGCTGCTTTTCGATTTACGAGCCACGCAATGGCAGCACCTATACCGCCTGAAGGTATAGCCCATTGCAGTATTTGTAGGAGCGTGTTCATTGCGTTGTCATTCATTTAAAGTTGTCGTATGCCTATTGCCTTCAGCCACGCCTGCACGTTGAACGACGGGCAAGCCTTGGGGGCTATTTCGTTGTGCCCGATGATGCGTACCTGCGGGAAACGACGGTGGAAGTCATACACGTAGGCTGCCAAGGCGTTACGCTGTGCCTCCGTGCGTGTGTCCTTTGCCTTGCCGTCGGCAGCCACGCCGCCCACGTAGACGATGTGGCGGGCTACGGCGTTGTAACCCTTGGCACCGTTGGTAACTTCAAAGGCATCTACCTGCATGTCCTCGTTGTTGCGCACCAAGCGTTCCACCTTGCCGTCGAGGTGTATCATGTCAGTGTACCCGACCTGTTTCCAACCCCGACCGCCTTCTGCCTTCGGAGCAGTGTGCCAGCGGCGGATTTCGTCAGCTGACACCTCACGCCCCTCGGAGGTAGCTGTACAATGTATTACTAAGTACTTTAGCTGCATGGTCGTTACACTGATTTGCCTTGAACTATGGCAATAAGTCCCTTGACATCTTGACGCATCGGGCGACCACCGGCACGCACAAGGAACGAGTATATATCACCGTAAAAGGTGGGGTCTTTCTCATTTTCAAATACGTTCACTTCACCCAATGCACGGCACACACTGTTTTCGTGCCAAGCCAAGCCTGCCGCAAGGTCGGTAGCCGCACCTTCGGCATCTTCAGCTTTCTTTACGATGCCGTCGCCGTAAATAGCAACTTCCGAGCGCATCATTACGTTGAAGCTAAACAGCTTGCCCACAATACCGCGCTGTGCGTCAGCACTGGCAAGGAACGCCTGATTCTGCACGCTGGTAAGGTCAGCAAGCAACTGGTCGTACATGTACGCATCAAGCAGCAGATAGCGACCTTCCTGCGGTACGTTGTCTGCGTTGAACTTTACCATCAACTTCTGAACGTCGGCACGGCAAAGTGCCTTTCTGTTGCCGGTAGCCTTATCTGTATGCGCACTCACGGAAGCACCAGTTGTCTGCACGCAGTGTTCCTTTTCAGGAAGCCAGCTGTATATCATGCTTTTTGCAACTGCCTCTTGCAGTGTCGCCTTGTCCTGACGCAACACGCTTTCGCGCTTGTTGTACGAAAGTTCCACCGTATCAGCATGTGGAATGCGGATAGGGTCGGTGGTGAACTCGTCGAGGTTGAAGCTTAAATCAACGTCAGTGCGTGTGTTTACGTCAGCGGGGAAGCTGGTGCGATTCTTCTTCGTTTTTGACGGTGCGCCAGCATTGGAAATGTGCACCGTTTTACCCATATTAACGAACTCATCGGCGTTGAAAGCCTTGCTTAAAAAGCTGTTATCGGCAAACAAGCCCTCCACGATGGAGCCAATCCAAATTTCTCTTTGTATAGCCATTTCTTTTTTATTTAATTTATTAATTCTATTTACTTACTGCCACCTACATGTTGGGCTTTGTGCCGAAACGCTGCTCGAATTTTTCAGCGTAAATGTCGGGGTGATTATCTTTGAGCTGTGTCAGCTTGCCGGCACGGTCGAGCTCGTCCCATGTCTTGCTTTTCCAGTCGCCCATGTCTACACGCTGGCTGCCGTTTTGAATTTGTGCCGTTACGCTTTGGCGTACTGGTATAGCTTCCAAGGCTGCTTTTGCACCGGTGAAATCACGGTCGAACATGGCAAGGAAACTTTCTTTGCCCTTGGCGTCGATGCGCCCGTCCTTTACGGCGGCATCAACAAGGGCTACTGCCTGCTCCTGTTCTTTCTTCTTCTGCTCCGCCTTCTGTGCGTCGATGGCATCGGCAAGCGTCCTGTTTTCTTTTGCCAATCGGTCGTTATTGGCAATAAGCTCGTTTACTTTACCCACGATGTCAGCTTCTGAAGCAGCATCGCTCAAATTTAAAATCTGCGTTAATTTTCCCATCTTATTATTATTGAAAATGTCCTGTAATTCCGTGTACTCCATTGTTGCCGTAGGGGTGCTGTGCTTTGAAAAGTTACCCATGTTCACAAGGTTGCCCTTGCTGTCATACAGTGCCAAGGCGTTGTGGTTTGCACCGATGGTAACGATACTGGCTTCGCGTGCCGTCCATTTCGTTACGGTAGGTGAGGTCTGCCCTGGTAGCATCAGGTCGTAAGCGTCGCTGGTTTCCTGCGCCCATGCACCGATAGATGCCATGCGTAAGAAGTCGGTGTCTACCTTCTTCTGTACCTCCACGGCGCGGGGGTCGGCTTCATCGAATACGGCATCGGCAAGTATCTGCGTGCCTTCTATTCGTATGTTCTCCCATCTGCCAATAGGCATCTTCCAGTCGTCGTGGTTCAGCAGCATGACGGGGTTCTTGCGGAACTCTTCCAAGTTAGCCCCGGAGGTGAGCATGCGAAAGCCGTAGGTGTTCACCGATTCGTCATGTAATATGAATGTTCTTTTACTCATCGCTTTTCGATAGTTTTGCGATGCAAAGTTAAGGCAAGAAATATGTCTGCGCAAATCGCAAAATACTGATATACAATGTATTGTAAATATTATACAATACATCTGCAACGCTTGCAACGCTATTATTTTTTGCGCTTATTATATGGTAACTTTGCATCATACAAATACGATGGAAATGGATATAAAGAAGAAAAAGGAGCTGGCAAAATTAATCTATTTAAGACAGCCAAATATTACACAGCAGGAGCTTGCCGACCGCGTGGAAGTATCACGTGTTACTATCGGCAAATGGGTGAAAGACTGGGAAAAACTAAAGCTCAACCTTTTGCAGACACGCGAGGAACGCATCAACTCGACGCTGATGCAGCTTGACCAGCTGGATCGCGCCATTGCGACAAAACCCGAAGGCATGCAATTTCCTGACAAGAACGAATCACAGATACGGCGGAAGCTGACGGAAGACCTTGCCGCACTGGAGCAGGACGCTTCCATTCGCGATATATATAATGTAAGCCGCCGCTTGCTGGACTGGCTGCGTCCCCGCGACCTTGAAAAGGCAAAAGAGATAGCCAACTATTTTGATGCATATATAAAAGAACAGATGAGCAATGGGTAAGGTAGATGACATGCAGGCGCTGAAAGAATGGCGTACTTATTATAACAATTTAAAAAAAGATACTGCGGTCGATGAGCTTTCGCCGCTTGAACGCACGAAGAAGCTCGAGTATTTGGAGAAACACCCCGTTGCGTGGATAAAATTCTTTTTTGGGCAATATGCCACCCACGAATTTGCCCCATTCCATGTTAAAGCCATCAACCGTATTTGCAAGAATGAAGAGTGGTACGAGGTGCTTTCATGGAGCCGTGAGCTGGCTAAATCAACCACCGTTATGATGTGTGTAATGTACCTTGTATGTACGGGCAAGAAGCGCAATATACTGCTTATCAGCAATTCAAAGGATAACGCCACCCGCCTGTTGAAGCCATACAAGGACAGCTTCGAGCGCAATTCGCTGCTAAAGGCTTATTACGGTGATTTGCGGGAGTTTGGCTCGTGGACGGCGGAGGAATTTTCCCTTACCAACGGTGCAGCCTTCCGCGCGCTGGGTGCAGGCGAAAGCCCCCGTGGTACGCGTAAGGACGAAGTGCGTCCGGACTGCATATTAGTGGACGATTTCGACACCGACGAAGACTGCCGCAACCCTGATGTTGTAAACAAGAAGTGGGACTGGTTCGAAGGTGCAGCGTTCCCAACACGAAGCATCAGCGGCAATCTGCTGGTAGTGTTCTGCGGCAACATCATTGCCCTTGACTGCTGCGTAAAGCGCGCCGGCGAAAAAGCCGACCATTGGGACATTGTCAATATACGGGACAAGAACGGCAAAAGCACATGGGCGGCAAAGAACACCGAAGCCGATATTGACAGGGTACTGTCGAAGCTGTCTACACGTATCGTGCAGCAAGAGTTTTACAACAACCCCCTTTCCGAGGGCGAAGTCTTCAAGGAACTGACATGGGGCAAATGTCCGCCCCTTTCAAAGCTCCAGCTTGCCGTCGCATACGGCGACCCTGCGCCGTCGAACTCACGCAATAAGGCAACGTCATTCAAGGCATTATTCCTTATCGGTTACTACGACGGCAATTTCTATGTATATAAAGGCTTCCTTGACCACGTGGTGAACGATGAGTACGTAAATTGGTATTACTACATACACGACTACGTAGGCGACAAATGCCAAGTGTACTACTTCATTGAGAACAACAAGCTCCAAGACCCTTTCTATGAGCAGGTATTCTTGCCACTGTTTGCCGCCAAAGGACAGGAAAAGGGCTTTATACCCATTTCGCCTGATACTCGCAAAAAGCCCGAGAAATTCGACCGAATAGAGGGCAACCTTGAGCCACTCAACCGTCAGGGGAAGCTGATACTCAATATCGACGAAAAGGACAACCCACACATGCAGCGCTTGGAGGAGCAATTCTTGTTGCTTAACAAGCGTATGAAAGCCCCCGCTGACGGTGTAGACTGCATCGAGGGCGGTTGGTACATTCTCAATTCAAAGATACGCACCTTGACAGTGGACAGCTACACCATTGGGCAACACAAACGAAGCAACAAAAGATATTAAAATATGGAACAGTGGACTTATACAGGCGGCTTCCTGTCGCCACAGGAAGTGGAAACGCACCTTTACAAGGAGGCTATAGATACCATCAGCCGAGAAGATGACACCATACTACTTGCTGCCATCGACGCCGCCGTGCAGGAAGCGGCAGGCTATCTCGGCGCATACGACAGGGCGAAAATATTCAACCAGCCAAAGCCGAAGCAGCGCAACGAATTGCTGCTGACATTCGTAAAGGACATTGCCGTGTGGCATTTCGTAAACCTTTGCAATGCCGGGGCGGAGCTTGAACTGAAGGAAAAGCGGTACGACCGCGCCGTTGCCTGGCTGCGGCAGGTGCAGAAGGGAGAAGTAACGCCATCGCTGCCACGTGCCGACGACGATGGCGACGGCAAGCCTGATGGCAGCAATGAGTACATATTCGGGAGCAACCCAAAACGTAACCAACATTTTTAATCAATGAAAAAGAAAAAAAATACAGTAACCAAAATATCAAAGGCGGCAGAATCCGTCGTGGTCAATCAACTGATAGTAAAAGCCCCCACGCGCAAGGTGTACGACGTGGGCGACTGGCGCAACGCACTGCGTTCTGCCGACAGCGGACACGTGAAAAGCCTGTACGACCTTTTCGAAGATGTATTGATAGATGGCGTGCTTGCCGATGCGGTCAGCAAGCGCATCGACGCAGTGCTGAACTCCGAGCTTACCTTCTTGGACAAGGACGGCAAGGAGGTCGAAGACATTACCGACATCATGGACACCACCGACTGGGAGGAATTGCTGCGACAGATAATGAACGAGCGCATTTACGGGCGCAGCGGTGTTGAGTTCATCTGCACCCCCGACAGCTTCCACGTTGAGCCTATTCCAGCAAAGCACATCAACTTGCGCAACAAGTGTATCGTTATCAACGACAGCGACGACAAGGGCGTACCTTACGAGGGCGACACGTCGCTGCTGGTACTGGGGCACGAGCGTAGCTACGGCTTATTACTGAAGGCTACACCGTTTGCCATTTACAAGCGTGGCGGCTTCGGCGATTGGTCGCAATGGATAGAACTCTTTGGCATGCCGCAGCGCATCGGCAAGTACAACACCTACGACCCCGAAAGCAGAAAGCTGCTGGAGCAAGCCTTGGAACAGGCTGGCTCGGCATCTTACGTTGTCATACCACGAGAGGCGGAGGTCGAAACAAAGGAAGCGGGCAGTGGTAGCGGGGCTTCCTACAACGAATTCCGTCAGTCCTGCAACGAAGAAATGCTCATTACCATATTGGGGCAAACACTCACAACGGTACAGGGCGAAAATGGCGCACGCTCATTGGGCGAGGTGCACAAGGAAGTAGAAGAGGGCAAGAACAGAAGCGACATGCGCTTTGTGCAGCGTGTGCTGAACAACCACGTACTGCCCCTGCTCGAAGCACGCGGCTACCCCGTCAGCGGGGGCAAGTTCATCTTCCCAAAGGCGGCAGAGCAGCTGACGGTAGCCGACATCGTGCAGCTTTCCGACATAATGCCCATACCGCAAAGCTACCTGCACGAAAAATACTCTATACCCGTACCCGAGAACGACGAACCAATAGCACGGAGGCAGCCTGCCACCTTTGAACCTGTGAACATCGACGAGGGCGAAGGCACGGCAGCCGTGCAGAATATCGATGGTGGTGCAGTATCGACAAAAAGCACACAGGCACGCCAAAGGGCAGAAGCGTCTTTCTTCAGGCGACTAAGGGATTTTTTCGCCGAAGCCCCCACCGTGATGGGGGCGAACTCGAAGTTACCATACCCCACAACGACGCTTGGCGATGATACGTTGGACAACCGCCTGATAAGGCGTGTGGCAAATGGCAATGCTCCTTACTTTGATGCGGAGCTGTTCAGGTACATTTCCGACGACCTTTTAAACGCCATTCACAAGGTGTTTAAACGCCCTGTGAAGAATGCCGACTATGTCTACGACAACTTAGACCCTGCATTCGTTACGGCGATGGAACAAAACCTTTTCCACTTCTCGGCGGCAAAGACGCTGGCGGAAGTGCAGAAATTGAACCAGCTGTACCGCAAGGCAAAGAGTTTTGAAGAATTTACCAGCGAGGCGCAAAAGCTGTGCGGTAAGTTCAACAAGGTGTGGCAGCGCACCGAGTATGAAACCGCCAACCTTACGGCGGAAGCTGCCACGAACTACCAGCGGCTCATCAAAAAAGTAAACCTCTTTCCTTTTTGGCAGTATGTTACTGCCGGCGACGAAAAGGTAAGGGAGGAACACCGAAAGTTAGACGGTGTTATAATGTATTGGGACGACCCGCGATGGGACAAAATCTATCCGCCCAATGGTTGGAAATGTCGCTGTAGGGTAAAACCCTTATTGCGTAATGAAGCAAATGGGACTATTGTCAAGGAATCACAACAGACGGTAGATAAGTTCTTCGAGTCTAAAGAGTGGGCGAATGCGGTAGCTTCGCACTTTGACCACAATCCCGGCAAGCGCGGACACGTCTTCAACGCCAATCAGATGTATGTCAAGAAATTCCCAAATAAAGCTACAAAGCTAATGGATAAGGTAACACCTGACGATTGGGGGCTCAAGCATTCTTACAGGCAGCTTATTCGTGATTCCACGAAAAAGGCAAGTCTATATGAAGGCAATGCCGCTGATTGGTGGGACTTACACAAGAAGGTGGTAGAAAAGGAAGAGGCATTGCCTATGGAAGACTTTGCCAAACGAACATGGTACATGGATAAAAAAAGTTTTGATGGGCATACCACTGACACCAAGAAAAAGCGCGCTTTCAGAACAAAGTATCTTGATACCATCGATGAGGTTATGAAAGACCCTGACGAGGTCTGGATAGGACAGGACGAAAAGGATAAGAAAGCCGATGACAATTACCTTAACCGTTGGTTCTACATCAAGTATTATGACGGCGTGGCTATTGTGTGTGTATGCAAGATACAAGATGGGAAACTCAATTTTAAGTCATGGTACGAGCTGTATGATGATAAAGTGAGAAAAGGCTTGCTGATATACAAGAAGGGATAAAAGCGGAAAGATGCAGTCCTTACGTCCGCCGTCCTAATTCTTGGTTCTGCCACACGTGGCAAGTCCGCGTCATACGGTTGGATAGTGGTGTCTGCACCTTTTCTTCGGGTTGATGTTGGGCTTCGCTGTCAAATATCAGCCTATTACAGAGTTCCTATCACCCGCGAGGACGCTCTGCGTGATTGTTCCCGAAGCCAACACTGCATTGCAAAGATACTAATAATTTCAATAAAACAACCCAAATTCGACAAAAAGATGAATATTAAAGAATTGGAAGCATACTTGAACAGCTTGCCCGACAAGTTGATGGGCGACACTGCCGAAATTGTTGCCGAAACGGCTACGGAGTATTTTAAGGAGACTTTTCGCAAGAAGGCTTTCGATGGCAATCCGTGGACGCCTGCCAGGACGGCAAAGAAACGTGGGTCGTTGCTTGTTGATTCGGGGGCTATGATGAACAGCATACGCCCGCTGGTTGTTACCCCGCAACGTGTGGTTATCGCTGCGGGCAACCAAAAGGTTACATACGCTAAGGTGCATAACGAGGGGTACGACGGTGAAGTGCAAGTGCCGGCACACACCCGCCGCACGAAAAAGGGCAGTACCAACGTAAAGGCGCACACCCGCACGGCGCACATAATACAGCGCCAATTCATGGGCGACAGCGAAGAACTGAACGACAGAATAAAAGGAAGAGTAGTAGATTACATAAAAAATTTGACCAATGAATAAAGATTTTTTTCTTGCCGTTACCAACCATATAGCGGCAAATGTACCACAAATTAAATGGGTAGATGCCGACGAAGGGCAGCTGTACGTTTCCGGACGTCCGCCTGTAGCGTTCCCCGCATGCTTGGTTGATATTAGCTACCCACAGTGCGAAAGCCTGTCGGGCGGTGTGCAGCGCATACGTGCGCGCGTGGAGCTGCGCGTTGTGTTTACCCTTCAGGGCAGCACGAATGCTGCTGCACCTGCTGCTGTGCGCGAGCGGTCGCTGGCGCGTTACGACGTACTGGAAGCCCTGCACAAGGCGTTGCAGTGGTGGAATGGCGGCGGGCTGTTCAACCCCTTAAAACGCATCAGCTCCACGCCGGAGCGCAGAGCCGATGACTTGAAAGTGTATAGGGTGGTCTATGAAACGGAGTTCTTTGATTAGTGCCATTCGAAGCCCGGAAACATCTTTGCCAGCTTCCGTGCGGCAGGGCGTTGCTCCAGCAGCGAGTGCAGCAGCTTGTCCTGGTCTACCAGTGCATTCTGTATGGTGCGGTCGCCAACAAAGAACTCGTAATCGGACAGAATTTTCATAACGTCGTCGAAGCGGCGGCGTTTGATTTCCGTCCAGTAATAATAGCGGGCTACGATGGTGCGGTTGCGCTTTGCCAGCCTGTCCTGCGGCGTGGCTATCGTCGCATCACCATCAGGCAGCGTAAAGGCGCGGCGGCGTATCTTCGTTTCGCGCTGCACCACTTCGCCAAGACCAAAATTCAACATCAGCTGCTGCGTCATAGAACTAAAAGGATTTGCAGCCCAAAGATACAAAAAAAGATGCTGACTGCCAAATTGTTAGCATCTTTTTTTATTAGCTTATCTTTTTTAAGTCGTCCAGGCAGTTATTTGGTTGTGCTCTCTGCTTTCCTGCGCTCGAACACGTCTATTATCTGTGTTTCCGCAAGAGCCACCACCTCATAATCTATCATCGTGGGCGCAAAATGTTCACAGATACAGCTGCGGGCATCTGCTATTGAAGATGCCTGCACCAAGTAGCTGATATTGCTCCTGCATACCTTTTCCGTCTTTTCGTCAAGGCTTTGGATAGATACCTTTGCCTTGTAGAACTTGAAGCTGTCTTCATCATTGAATAGCACCTCGGCATACGGTGCTATTGCCACCGCCCTTACGTCCGTTTCACCGGTACTTACGTAAGCTGCCATTTCTGCCACGATGGCTGCTTCTGCCTCACCAAAGCTGACAGCTTCAACTACGTATTGCTCGGTAACTTTCTTTTGTGCGCCGTTGTCCAGCGTCTTCTCGTAGCGGTACTTAACTTCGTACCACATGCTTGTTTTACTTCTCATTTTTTTGTTTGTTTTGTTGTTATTTACTTTGATTAAAAAGGCTTAGTTCGTCGCCTTTCTGATATACTATCTCTACCCACGACTTTTCGGGCGAGTCGATGTCGCGCAGGGTATCCTCGTCCAGCGGACCGAAGTAGAATCCCTTGTCGCCTTCCATGTACTTTACGGGGGCTTTTATCAGTTTAGCCCGTATGTGTATGTGGGAGCGGCGGGGTACTTCGGGCTTGCCCGTAAGCCATTCAGGCTTGCCACAGGTGCAATTTCTGTAGACACCTTCCACTTGGTAAATGCGCCCTTTGTAGTATTCTTCGTGTCCAACCCAGTGGTGGGTGAACTTATCACCAACTTGTATCATATTTTTTTACCATTTAAAATCTAATGATGTTTGGAATATATTTGGCTCTTTATATCCTCTATGGTTGAGCAGAAAATCTTTTTCAAGTAGACTTCTTATTTTTTTCCGAATCTCTTCTGATACATTGTTCTTATCGGCAAGGAAATTTACTTCTAAAGCCTTTTTAAGGCTACCTTTTATTTGCTTGTCGTCAAGGTATATAGAGTATTCTGTAAACGTTCTATTAGAATGTTCAGCATCTTTCAACTCGTCTTCTGTTTGAAACCTTGTGTAAACGGTGTTTTGATACAATTTTACCTTCTTATCGTTTTTCTCGAAACCGCCATCATTTTCAAAAATAACAGAGATAGCCTCTTTCTTTCGTATCTTGTTGATTTTCGCCCAACCATAAAAAAACCTTAATAAAGCCATAACTATAGTTTTAACTTTCAGTCATACCCAATGGAATAAGTCTCCAGCCGTCGTTATCGTCTCTCACCTCTGCGCGTATGAACTGCTTGCTTACCGCAGGCTGGTAGCTCTCCTCGATGATGCGCACGCCCTCCAAAAAGCGCTCGTTGCCGTTGTCCTCCGCTATCTTGCGTAGCTGCACGATGCGTGATGCTTTCAGCGTGCCTTGTTTGTCCCGTGAAAGCAGGCGGAACACCATATTAACCAGTGCCTGTGTTTCGGTGTCTTTTGCTAATGAAGTAATGTACTCCTTCACTATGGCGATGCCGTCTTCCACCGTGTCGCGGTAGCCATCGGTGGTGTATTGCCCTATCGTAAGGCGCATGTTGCCGTCCGACGTCGTGAAGGTGTGCGAGCGTTGGTCGGGGTTCTTCGTCTTGAACAACTCTGCCTTTGCCGATATGATGGCTTTGAAGTTGTCGATAACTTTTTGCTTTACCGTCTTAATGTCGCCCGAAAGCTCCTGCAAAATGGGTATAGCTGCGCTTACCTCGTCATCTACCATCTGCTTGTAGGTTTCACGGTCAGCCTTGGCTTTTGCCGCAGCTGCTTTCTTTGCCTCCTCTGCCTTGAATTGTGCGAAGCGTGCTTGCTCCTCGGCAGTCATTTCAACTTTTACTTTGTCCATTTTCTTTTTCTTTTTGTTTTTTGATGATTACTCTTATTTTCTTATTCACCTCGTTAAGATCTTTTATCGTTAGCTCTCTGAATGGCTTGCTGGCTATTCGTGGGTTCTTGCAGAAAGCATCTACGGTTGCCCAGTCGGTGGTGTCCAGCCCATAGATTTGCAGCTGGTGCAGTACTCCGCTGCGTGCCTTGCGCAATGCTGCCTGCTTCAGGGCAACTTTATTGTCATTATTTACCACCCGCTCCATGTCGCGGCACATAACGCCGTACTCCCACTCGGAGGTTTCCTTGAGCGACTTTGTTCGCCCCTGTGTGTACTGCCACACAAGCGTATCCTTGTCGGCGTGGGGCAGCTGCTTCAGCAGCATGTAGAAACGCTTGTAATTTCTTGTTGTTTCTTCCATCTTACTTTATTTTGTAGGTTAATACCGGGCGGCGGTTGCGCAGCACGTCTAACACCGTTATGCCTTCGTCGGTTATGAGTGCCGATTCTATTTGGCTCCTCACCATCACATCCTTTCGGTTATACAGTTCCAGGATCTTGGCATCCACATAATCTTTCAGTTTGATCCAGTTCTCCATGGTGTCTTCCATTCCTTGGAGGCTGTAATGCTGACTGATTTCCATCTGTAACCTCAACAGCCATTCCGGCTTGTCATTCGGTATCATCGAATAATATCTCAACTTTCTCATATTATCTTCTTTTTTTCGGCTTTCGCCACTTGCATTCGTCACATAGGAAATGCCCCATGCCGTCACAGTTTCCGAGGCAACGACCTTTTTTATAATCTCTACAATCTATCATACTTCTTTACTCTTTTACCTTTTTACTTTATCCTTCTTTCCACTCAATAGTTACAACGGCATTGAGCCTACCGCTGCCTTTACATATTGGGCATTCCTTTTTATGCCGCTCTTGATACTCGTCCTCTTGCCAGTGGAACCCGTTCCCTTGGCAATATGGGCAACTATGCCCTCGGCTTTCGAGGCTCTCTGTCATGCGACCACCTGGAATCATTCGTCCTGGCGTTATTTCCACAATTCTTTTTTCTCTGCTCATATCCTATTGTATTTCTAATTGTGCGTGGAAGTGAAGTTTGCCGTTCTTTTCATATTGTCTCAATTGAATATTATTTACATTTCATTCACCCCAGTATTCCTCGGCTCGTTCCGCCCAAATGGTATAATACCCGCGGTTGCCGAAATACCGTCCCTTGCTCATTGCCCTGTAGCCCTCCACCCATATTTTCAGCGATGCGCTGTACATCGCGCTTTGGGCGGTGCGTCCCCACGGTTTCAAGCCGTCAGCCTGACTGACAAAAATTATCAACTTATTTTTGTGCTGGTCGATGAACTCCTCATATTGCTTCAAATCAATATGTGCATACTGAAAGCTATCCACCACCACGATGTCGGGAGAACGCCGACGCTTTAGCCGGGTGTCAAGTTCTTTCAAGCTCTCATTAAGTAATATAAAGCGTCGCCCGACATCACCCATACCGACACGCATAAGGGCGTTTTGCATTGTCAGGCTGTCGCCCTCCTCCAAGCTGTCATAGGCTACCTTGCCGTATCGGGTAAGCTCTTTGCAAAGCTGCAACACAAATGACGTCTTACCGTTGCCGCTGCGCCCCCAAATGAACCATACGCCGTTTTGTTCGGGCTGCCCGAAGGCTTCGCGCAATGCGCCCTCAAACGCATACACCTCCCTGTTTTTTCGCATCAAATCTACCATGCTTAATGCTTTTTTCATTTCCTTTTAAATATCGTTTAAATGCCTTTTAAATGTTACTTTATTCTCTTTTGCTTGTGCACGGCTTTCTTCACACGCCGCAGGTCGAAGTCGTACTGCCCGGCATCTTTCATTACCGCCAATGTCTGTTCCTTGTTCAGTCCGTTGCCCATGCAGATGGCGTAAACATCTGCGGGCGAGGTACGCTCCATTTCAAAGAACTTGCGCCCCATACGGCTGTGTATCTCGTTGTAGCCGCATTTGTTATATCGCAAGCCCATCTGCATGCGCCGTTTGATATAGCTTGTTGAAAAGAACACAATACCGCACTTATCTTCCAAACGGTTGTATAGGTCTATGAAGTAGTGGAATACTCTTTCCGTCAATTTGTCTGCTTCATCGAATATCAGCAACGGCTCTTCCATCTGCACAAGGCTGTCGATAATGCGGTCGAGCAGCTCGCGGATGCTGTAACCTTCCGTTCTTAACCCCACCTTGCGGGCTATTTCGCGCACGAAGTCGCTTTTGCGCATGTCTTCGCTGCAAAGCACGTAGAAGGCTTCGCGCTGCTCGTCCGCAAAAAGGCGCGCCGTGGTTGTCTTTCCGCAGCCTGCATCACCCACCACCCACGTTACATTTTTCCACTCCTTGGCGTCATTCAGGGCAAACACCATTTCTTTATATGCCGTTGTTTCCACTATTTGCCAGCCGTCGCCCTGCTTGTAACCGATTTGCGATGCAACGTTTTTCCACATTTCGTCGGCGATATTTGCCCAATTGCCTTTCAGCATTTGGCTCAGCGTTGCTGCACTGATTCCCACAAGGCTTTGCGCAGCCTTGTTCTGACTGCCATACTTGGCTACGTATGCTTTTAAACTCTCTGTTATCTGTTGTTTTTCGTTTGTTGTCATAGCTTTATAGTTTTATTCGTTATTACAATTTATCCGCCGTCTTCCGCTCATCGTATAGAACTTCTTCCCAGCCAATATTGGATAGCTTCTTCGTGTGCTGCCCCAGTTCCACCACTTCGGCGTGGCTGTCCTTTTCCAGCCTGCCAACCCTGTCGTACAGCTGCTGCTGTTGCTCTGCTGTCAAGCCTTTTAGCTTCGGGTAGTACAGCCCGTTCTGCTCGGGGTCAGTACCATGTCGTTGGGCAACCTTTCTTCCCGCTACCACACGCTCTATACGCTCCTGCTTGCCACGCTCTATGTCGGCATGTATGCGTGCCTTTTCTTCTGTGCTTTGGTCTTGCATCGCACGGTGTATCTTAATGTAAGGCTTTGCAATAGTGCAGAAATGCAGCTTTTGGGCGCGGTCAATGGAATAAAGGTTTACCGTCGTCATATCCATTGGGTCGTACTGCACATAGAACTTCTCCCATGTGTGAATGCGACGCCACTCGTAGTCGGCAACAGGCTCGCCCTTTTCGTCTTCCGTAACAACCTCCCAGTGGTAGGGCTTCTTATCTATCGTCATCTTTATGCCGCTGTCGGTAAATGTTACGGGCTTATCGCTCATTATCCAAAACATATCCTGCATTTCGTACTTGCCTACGGCAGGTGTATCTTCGTTCACGCTACCCTCGTAAAGTGCCATGCGGCTGCTGTCGTGCTTTGGGTGCTTTGCTTCGTTCCACTCTTTGCGGCACTGGGCGTACAGCTCGCACAATTCCTGATATGTCGGCATTTGGTCGCGGTTGGCTGCCACCATTTCCATGTTGGGGCGGCTCGTCAGCTTTTTTGCCGTAACGTTCTGCCCGGTAAAGTTGAAGTAACGTGCCAGCACCTGCTGCTGGAAACGACCGAAGATGCTTTCAATCGTTTTCGATTCGCCGTTGTAAGGCATCGTGGGGCGGTGTATGTGGCAAAGCCTGTCCAAGAAGCCCTTTCCCTTTTCGTCGCCGGTGGGCTTCTTACCCTGTCGGTTCAGCTTGTTGTGTCCGCCCTGGTTGTCGTGCACAATTTCGTAGGGCTTGTGCCCGCTGCGCTGTATAGCCATGCGGAAAGCGCCGTACTGCGCCTCGAAGTTCTCGCTTTCGCTGATGTGAAAGCCCAATAACACTTCGCTGAAGGCATCTACCACCTCGTACACGTTTATCGTCTTCACCGTCTTGCCGTCCCGATAATATAGGTTAAGCTTCGTGCCGTCGCCATACCAAAGGCTGTCGCGACGTGTAGGCAACATCGTGCTTTGCTTGCGTCCGAAGCGCTGGCGGGCAACCTGTTCGCCGTGCACGGCATCACACCATAACTGTTCTATCTTTGGGCTGTACAGCCACGCTTGCATGGAGCGCACGCTCTTAAGCTGCTTCCACCCACGGAACACCGCTATTTCGTTGTACTTTGCAAATAGCTGCTCATCGTTATATCGTGGTGTATGGCTGCGCTTCAATGCTACCAACACGTCGCGTCCTTCGGCTGTTATCTTTATGGTGTTGATGTTGCCGAGCTTCTTGCTGACGACACTTTCGTAGCCGTCCTTCTGAAAGGCGCATATTCTTGCCTTCAGGCGGCTAAGGCTGGCAGGCAGCGTGTGATGGTAGCGTTCGCGCAGCTCTTCGCTGTTCTGCAACACCATCTCCCACACGTCGGTAGCCCTTGCATTGAGGCTTGCCATCATCGCCTTGCGTTCCATTTTCATGCGCAGCAGCTCGCCCAGTACACTGGCGTTGGTGGTGTATTCGGCTATCAGGTCTTTTTCGAGCGTTGTGTACTCGCCATTCTTGAAGTATTCATATTCCTCAAAGAAAGTGCGTGCACTTTCGTCGTACTTCACCGACTTGCGCATTTCTCTTTCACGCAGCACTTCTTCAGGGTTGCCGTACTTCTCCATAAATCTTTCCCTATACTTTTTCGGCATGGAATCAAAGCTGTACAATGTGAAGTTTTCTTCACCACCGCCTCGGCGTATGGGTACAAGGTGCTTATAATAGACATTGCTATTGAAAGTGCCCACTTTCATTATGGGGTCGCTTCCGCCTATCAGCTCCTCGCGTGTTACGCACAGCATTTTGTTGTAGTACTCCATACTCGATGCTTTTTTTATTATCTTTCTACTTCACTACGTTGCGACTTTCGGCTGTCCAGTATTTTTGTAAGGCAGTTTTTCAGTAATTTACACAGCCGATTTTCCTTGCTGGTGGCAATCATTACCACAACTCCGCCTGCAGTTTCACGTACAATTACAGAAGTATTCTTTTCTGCAATCTCTAAAACAACATTTGTGTCCTTTCCAAAAGTAATTTTCATAGTTTTACCTCCTTATAAGCCTGCAGCAAACAGCTGCATTTCTGTCAATTCTTCAATCGTTCTTATATGAACATCACGGCAAACATTGCCTTTTTTGTCAAAAACCTTAACGTTGCCGGTAGCCCACACCAAGACGAGCTTTGTGCCATTCTCAAAAGGTTGTACCATCTCGCCCGCTACGGTGTTGTGTATCGTCTCAAATACGGGCAGCTCGTTCATCAGAACGCCACCGCGATGCAAAGCCAATTTGCGTATGCGCTTTGCCAAGTCGCTGTTACCGCGCTTTGCATCAAAAAACAAAGCGAAATCAACCATGGAGCGGGAAACGTTGAGTGCCCTTTCTATCCATTCCTTTTCTTTCCCCGAAATTTTAATGTATTTCTTCATCGTTCTTATTATATATATATTGTTAATTTAAAATATTCATTGCCCACTGCATCTATCCACACGTCTTCGTCCCCAAAGGCTTCGCCAATCTTCTTTAGGTCTGAAAACGACGTGCTGCCGATTACACCAATTACTACTACTGAAGGTATATCCTGTTGTATATACTGCACTTTTATTTCACGCTCGAGAGGCAAAGTGCCAATCACCTCCTCAACTTCTTCTTTTGATGTCCATTTTTCCATGTTATATATTTTTTATAGTTAAAATTCTTATTTGTAGCCCCTTTTTCGTATCTTTGGGGCGTGTAGAAATTCTTACACGTTGCAAAGATATAGAGAAATTCTCTAACAACAAAATATTTTAGAGAAAAACTTTATTTTAATTAGAGAAAATATGGTAAAGGATAGAATAAAGGCTTTTTTAAAAAGTCAAAATATAACAGTAACATCGTTTGAAGAAAGTATCGGTGTATCAAATGGTTATGTTAATGCCATTAGTAAAAGTATAGGCATTGATAAAATAAATACAATGTTAGAGAAATATTCTAACTTAAATATAGAATGGGTTCTTACTGGTAAAGGTACAATGTTGAAAAATGACACCCCACCACCACTTGAGGCAGCCGTTCAGCCGATATACCAGCCATATAACCCCGAAAAAAAGGTAGACAACCAAATTATTAACCTGTACGACTTCGAGGCGACGGCAGGCTTGCGTTCGCTGCTCGATAACCGGCACGCCAATATAATAGACACTATTAAAATACCCAACATGCCTAAATGCGATGGTGCTATACACATTGTGGGCGATTCGATGTATCCACGTTTGAAGCCAGGAGATATAATTTTTTATAAAGAATTACCCATCGACCTGCAAAGCATTTTGTATGGTGAAATGTACCTGCTATCTTATAGCATAGATGGCGACGATTACTGTGTGGTTAAGTACATTAAAAGGTCTGATAAGGGCGAACCATTCATAACACTGGCTTCGCACAACCCGGCACACGAAGATACCGACATTGATTTCCGCTGTGTTAATGCCATCGCCCTTATCAAAGGCTCTTACAACCAAACAACCATGTCGTAACTAAAATATATATATGAGTAATAAAAAAGATAAAGAACAAGAGGAGGAATGGATAAAAAGGCTGCGTACTTACGATAGTATTACCAATTCCGACAAAACACCTCACGCTAATATATAAAATATTAGCAATAAAAAGAATGCGATAATAACACTTGTGAGTGTTATAAGCATTGACCAACGCACATACCTGCTTCGACGTTCTAATAGTAAGTTGTTGGTGCGATAGGCATTTGTCGTGTCTTCTATGTTATCCAAAAGAAAGTTACGCATATAGGCTGCGTTCATCTTTTTGGCATTGTTGTTGTACACTTTTTCTAACATCTTCATATTATCATCATATAGCATTACTTCTGCTTCGTTACCTATTGGCACATAATGGTGAACCCATAATACTTTAACAAAAAGCAATAAACACGACAACCCTAAACCAAAGCACAATATCGCGCAAAACAGCCTTAAGTTCATTGATGAGCTACTTATACCAAATGCACCAATCCCGGAAAAAGCAGTTACAAATATGCTAAACAGGGTGTAAGCCCTGTCAGTTGATTTCCTTAGCTGCTCCAACACGCTATTCGTTAGCATGTCAGCTCGTACTAATACTTGATAAGCTGTCTTGGTATCTAACACGCGTCGCATATACCTTGATATATCATAATTTCCCATTGCTTTATTAAAATTTTATTACTACAAAGTTACTAAAAAATATTGATAATAAAGAATTTACGCCACTTTTTTATATATCAAGCACTCTGTCTGTTTGGCTGGGTGCTGACAGACACCGAGCATGGTATCGTCGTTACCTTTGAGGAAGGGCGTTTCAACGATACACAAAAGGTAACAGTTCTTGAAGACGTGTCCAAACCTTCGCCCATCGAATTTGCCCGTATTATGGGCGAGATGGCAGACTGGGCAATAAAGTATCATTCCGATAAGCTGCTTTAAAGCACGAAACACTACACGAACCACATCGAAGGCTACTATTTGGTAGCCTTTTTATGTGCTTTTAATTGGCGCGCACACGCTTTTTTATCTATTTCTTAGCCTTTAAATAGTGTAAAGTTTTGATTTACAAATACTTTTCGCTTATTCTGTATGTTTAAATATCTGCCAAACACCCCTTTTTAATGTGGAAAATACCCCCCCTTAATTCAACGAAAAATGCGAAAAATGCCATTTTTTAGTACCAAACAGGGGGGGGTACGAGTACCAAAATACCAAAAAGTTAATAAACAAGTTAATAAACAATATTATCATTTCGTTTTTTCATTAATAAACAAGTTAATAAACAAGCTAATAAACAAATCCCATTTTTAACATTTGAGCTATGAAAAATAGGGCTAAAATGGCAAAATATACCAAGCATCTGTGTAAAAGCGTTTAAGTATCGTTTAATCAAGCATTTACGAGCCTAAAGCGGTGTAAAAAGGGCTATTATACCGTTTAAAATAGCTTTAAAAGTGTTTAAGTGCCGTTTAATCAACGATTTATAAACCTTTATACTGTGTTATTATCGCTTTCCATGGTATATGTGTAGCTTCTCCTGTGTTATCCCGAATATCCCATTTATTTGCGTTCTAAGCCCTTTTTGTCGCCACAACCTGTAACTATTCGCGACCCGTGTGTTTACGGCGTTCTACGCGTTCTATACGTCTAATTCGGCATGCCGATGCAAAGCAAATGCAAGCTCGATGTCTACATTTCTTTACCCGATGTAAACTTTTCGTGCTCAAACATCGTTTAAACACCGTTTAAATGCAAAGCAAATGCAAAGCAATGTAAAGCAATTTTATACGATTGGTTTTTGTGCTTATCCTGTCTAACTATCTGATAATCAACAAAGCTGTCGTATCATTTCGTTATGCAGTCTTTA